CTCCCTTTCGGGAGCACTACTATGGTTAAGCACCATAGGGCTATTTCGGCCTCCAAACAAAGCAGGATCATTATGCCTCGCCGAGATTATCCGCCTGTTATCGAGCGTGACTACGAAGACAGAGAATTGTACGTGGTGGGAGCGTCCGGGTGTCGTGACGACATCCATTCGCATATCACCACTACTCCTTCTCTTCGACGGTTAAAAGTCACGTCGGCAGCGGGTTGGGACACTCCAGGCTGGCGGAAGATCCGGAACGCGGGGGGCTTGTTGCCCTTCTCCAAATGGTCTCGGTTTTCCATCGAAGGTTCCGCCCAGGTGGGCGAGCTCGAGTGGTGTACCGGGCCGAATGGTTCACGCTATCGGTGGGATAATTTCTTTACTGGTCTCGTCGACTTGGACCTCAGTCCAGACGATTTGATCAGTAGAGTTGGTATCCCGGACTTGTCGTACTTGGTACAACAAGCAGCCTCTGCGATTTATAGCAGGGGCTTCGACGCGTTGACGTTCCTGGCTGAAATCAAACAACTACGTTCCATGTTAACGGGCGTAGGCTCCAAGCTCTCCTCCCTCACTCAGGGAAAGAGCCCAGGCAGGATTCACAATCTCTGGCTGGAAGGCCGCTACGGGTGGCGCACGCTGCGCTACGATGTAGAGGACTTTGCGGAGTATTTGGGTTCAGTCAATGAAGGCCGCAGTCGTTTCCGAGCATCCAAGGGATTTGACATCTCTGGGAGCTCTAACGACTACGTTGAGTCGACCGCTTCCGGTCTCGTACTCGGAGACAGTATCGACATTAGTTGGACTGGATCTGTTCGCGGGACCGTGGTAGCCGACATCGACGTTCCTGAGCTAACGTTTAACCCTTTGACAACGGCATGGGAAGTCACTAGACTTTCATTCGTTGTTGATTGGTTACTGAACGTTGGTCAGGCGCTTGAAGCGGCCTCTTTTCTGCTCCTATCCAAACAGCATGTTAGTGGTGGAGGATACAAGGTCAACTTTGACCTTGCCTTTCACCGCACGCTCGCTGGAGTTACGGGATCCCAGATTGTGTATGGCTGTGAAGCCAACTCGTCTGCCCGTGCTTTGGTCACTAGGAGAGATCCTGTGTCTATCGGTGTTGTACCTCACTTGCGCTTGCGACTGGACAAATGGAAGGTCGTCGACCTCCTGAGTCTGGTGTTACAGCGCGTAATCAAATGAAAGGAAAGTACTATGGCTGGATTATCAGCTACTCTCACTGAGTTCGCCGACAATGGGAACTCTAGGACTTACATCGTGGCTGGGCACACGGCGACTGCGCCGAGACTTGTGCTCCAAAAGCGAACAGTCCCAAGTGGCAATCAGATCATGACGGAGTTCGGCGTTACCGTTTTGCGGGGCGTCGAAGATCCGGAGGGAGCTATTATGCCACAGAAGGCCAGCATGGGAGCACTTGTTCGTTATCCGGTGATTGGCTCGGCCCCGACGCCTTTGGCGGCGGATCTAGCCGAGATGCTGACTCTCTTTCGCGACGTCGTCGCGTCTGACGAGTTCGGCGCATCGATAACGAGCCTTGGTTGGGTAGAATAACCCAATTTAGGTACTAGGGCCTTCTACGGCCCTTATTCAGGCGTTCCCTTTGGGAGGATTCTCTATGGAACCTTCAGACATGGTGTACGACATCTGTCGACACTACGTTGCTGACTCCGCTGTAATCTTGGGTGATGGCTTAACAGCCAAAATACAAGGTTACGTTCGTTCTCGGAGCGTTCGCTCCTTGACCGAAGTTAGTCGTCTCTTTGCCCCCGATTGTCATGGGCATGGGGTCTTACGTGTACTTCTCCAAGTGGAAGCATTCTTCAAAAAATGCGACCTGTTCTCGAACGAGGACTGTGAACAAGTAGCTAAAACCGCTTTTCTCGAAAGTGAGAAGGTGTGCGAGGCTACAAATTCACGATTGGAGTTACACTTCGACCGCGATCCAAGTGATTGGGTTGTGGAAAAGGTGGAAAGGATGGCCAGCGAAATCGCTGATTGTCTTGGGACATTTAAGGACTTTCTAGATGAGTTACCTCGTCTGGTAAGATCGACTAATGGCGCTACGGCTACCCATCCGCGAAGGTTGAGTAGTGGTGTGCATAGGCTGAAAAGGACCATGTACGCGACCGAAAGGTCGCGTCCATACCTCCAAGCCTTGAGCGCTTACTGGGGTTACGTGATTAACTTCAGGAAAATCCACCACAACCGCGTGGAGTTCGTGCCTAAGAACTGGAAGACTCACAGAGCCATTGCGTGCGAACCGGAGGGTAATCTTGCCCTCCAACTAGCATTTGATGCGTTCTGTAAGAGGAAACTCAAGAGTCGGCTTCGTGTCGACTTAAGAGACCAGTCTAGGAATCAACGTTTAGCCTTGAGATCTTCAGTAGATGGTGCGCTTTGCACCGTTGACCTGAAGGCTGCTAGTGATCGGCTTGCCAAGAATGCGGTCGTTCTCCTCTTTCCAGAGGATTGGACCAAGTTCTTCTTTGACACGCGGTCACCAGCATGGAAGAGTGATGACGGGACTTATGTGCCCTATCACAAACTCTCCTCGATGGGGAATGGTTTTACATTCACCATCGAAACGTTGGTCTTCTCTGCACTTTGCAAATCACTGGGGAGTCGGCGGTTCTCGGTTTATGGTGATGACATCATCATTGAAACTGAGCTTTACGACGACCTTGTTGAGATGTTGAGTTATCTTGGTTTCGAAGTCAACGAGGAAAAGAGCCATGTGGCGCTTCCAGATAGCACGTATTATTCTCCAAGCCCTCCTAATGATTGCAGAAGCCTACTTGAGTCTGCGTCGTCTTCTCTCAGAGATGAGAGAAGTGAACAGACAGAAGGGGACTATCTCCGGTCATCGGTGGGGGCGGAAGAGAAGAAAAGCGCTGTCTCAGAAATAGCGTCGTGGCTCGCCGGTATAGTTTCGGAGTCCTCCACAACTCGCCCCGCCATAACTTACGGTTGTTACCGTGAGTCGTGCGGGGTACATGCGTGGGGTGGCTTCCTAATTACGCCGTTGTTCCTTACGTCAATCCGAACACGTAGGGATATGAACCTCCTTGTGAATAACATCATGAGCTTCGGGACACCGGGCGGAAAGTTATGGGAGTACGCGCACGAAATCGTTCGGCGCAATAACCTCTCGTATGGACCTCCGGTGCTGGACAGAGGGGCGTACGTCTTCATCGACGTGTACTCCTCTTACAGACTGAAACTCATACGCTCCGTTAAGGAGCATGGGCCGTGGCAACCCTGCGTCAGAGCCCTCATACCGAGGGCCGAGATTAGCAGGTGCTACGACTCACGTGCTTTGTTCCTTTGGTTTCTTCACCGAAGGGCAAGACCGTATGAGAGCAGTAGGCACTCACTGGGACAACGAAAATCAAAGTCCAAGTGGGTGAGATATCGGCCATTCTGCGCCGATCTCACGGGCGGGTCCGTTCACCTTCACTGGTGGACGGAGCTTCTGTTGCGGGGGTAACCCCTCGCAGAAGAATATCCCAAGAGACATG